GCGCATGCAGGTCGCGCTCTGGGTGTACGTTGATAGCTAGATCGGTGTCACCGACGCACGCCCACTCTCCTGTTGTCGGGTGCTGGATGGTGGCCAGCAGCATCGTAGTGGTGCGCCCAGGTTCGTGCAACACCTTCGGCAGTTTCAGATTGTACAGCTCGCGGCTGATGCCTTTGGCGCGTTGCTCGCTGGTAAGGTTCAGGCGCGCGGTGACGGGGAGGTATACGGTAGCCATTATGTTATGCTGAAGTAGGTCATGATGTCAGACTCCATGCCGGTGCGGTTGCTAGATTCATCGGCGGTCCACAAAATGCTTTCTTGAATCTTTCCAGCAAAAAAGAAACCGCTCGACTGATACCGACCTAAATACATCTGCGTAGTAGCCGCAGCAGTAGTAGTGCCGTGATAGAATGCCAGGTTTTGATTACCGTCAAAGAACGCATTTTTCATATCGGTGCGAGTGGCACCTAACGAAAGCGCAGCAGTACCATTCTTGAAATAATTGTCGTAAGCAGTCACGAAACCATCGCTTAATATTGTTTCGGTAGAAATCTGTGCTATCATCACCCACTTGGTCGCAACACTGGTAGAGGAGTGCAAGACTGCCGCACTGTCGCTGCTACTCATTACATCAGCATAAGTGAAGTTACCGCTTACAATGCCGCTAATGTTGTGTACGAATGTGTCGTTCACACCATCAAACTGAACAGCCGGCTTCCCGTTCTCGGTAATGACCGCCGTGCCGTTGTATATCTGCGGTTGTAGGCTTGTCGTGCTTTGCGTGGCGTTGTTTGGTGTGCCGCCTATGTTCGCTTGATCGTACCAAGTGACCACGTAGCCGTTAGCGCTGCCGCAATGCGTGGCAATGGCTGCCGTATCTAAGTCGCCGTTACCGTCGAAGCCGATGTCGGCTTCAGTGTCGCCGCTATCCTCGCGCACCTTCATGCAATAGCCTGTGTAGTCTTTGTCCAGCTTGCGCACTGAGTACGCCGCCGCCGCGCCGGTGTAGGTGTCTAATAGCAAGTCGCCACCCGCCGCCGTTGTCGTGCGCACCATCTTCAGCGACAGCGGCAACGTGCCGCGCGTCTCTGCTGTGGCGTCGGTTTCGTTGAGGCCGGCAAGGAGCGCCGCCTTAGCTGTGGCGAACGTGGCGTTATCTGCTGGCTGTGTGGTGTACTCTGTCCAGTCGCCCGCGGTGTCGGGGTCGGCTTGGAACTTCGTGCTGTAGTACAGCGTTCGGTTGATGGTGTCGGTTTCGCCAGTGTCGCTGACTTCGCTCTCAGCATACCCGTCGCCGTCAGGTCGCGCGGTGTAGTAAATCTCAAGCGTAGCCGTGGCACCGCTGCGCTCGCTCTCGGCTTGGGTGCTGTAGCGATTGTGGTAGTGCGTCTTGGTAGCGTACCTGGTGTCGAAGCGCGCATCGGTATAGTACAGGTTGGGCGCCGCCTCGTTAATGTCTTCGGTGGTGATGTCTACGTTGCCGCTACCGTCAGGATCTAGGCCGTTGACCTGTTGCACATAGCCGGCGAGGTCTGACGCTTGCAAGCGCGTCGCAAACTCGTAAGCCGTGCGGTCGCTGTTCACTACCAGCACCTGGCCGGCGGTGCCGATGCCGTCGGGAATATCGCTGAGGTCGCTGATGAGCGCCTGGCCAATGCGCAAGTCAACGCGCGCGTCGGTGTAGTACAGGTTGCTGCCTTCGGGTATCTGACCTGTGCTTAGGTTAACGTCGCCCTCGCGGTCGGCTGTCTCGCTGTTGATGCTGCGCACCAAATCCAAAGGCGCGTCGGTGCCAGCGTTAAAGGCGGCAGTCAAGCGCGCACTGCGCTCTGTTGGGTCGCTGTCTAACGTCTCGCCGAAATACGCCAAGAACACAAGCAAGTCATTAGAACCGACAATGCCGTCTTGGTTAAAGTCGCCGATAAGCCCATTAGGGAAATCGCTGGATGTAACGCCAAAGCCATCGGCTAACTGCTCAGCTATCTGCTCCAAGATGCCGGTAGTGTCCAGCGTATCTAGCGACAGGTCGAGCGTAGCCGTAGTGCCGCCGATGCTGACGGTACCGTTGGGGAACACCAGCGTGTTGGCTGTGCCGCTTGGGGTGCCGTCGGCTTCTTCGATGGTCAGCGTGCCGCCGCTGGTGATGCGCGCAGTGTTGCCCGCGATCGCGACGGTGCCGTTGGTAAACACCAGCTTGTTGACCAGGCCGGTGGGCGCACCATCAAACTCCTCGACCGTAATTACGTTGTGCTCAAGTAGGTTGCTAGGTACGGCAACACCGACACGCAGCACCCGCACGTCGTAGGTCTGCTCCAAGACGTACACCCGCTGGTCGGGGTCGTACTGTATGTCTGAAGTATCAAAGTCGATGGACTGCACCTGGACGTTGCTGATGGTACCGCTCTGGCGATCCAGCGCAGAACGCACGGCAATGCCCAGGTCCATGGCTTGCTCATAGTCGCCGCTCAGACAGTACAGCTCCACGCGCGCCGTATCCAGCTTCGAGGTACTGTTCTTCGTTGGGCTGGGCGTCGTATCGGTTACCGTGTATACGATGAACGGGGTGTCGACGTCCTGCTGTGCCAACTCTGGGTAGATGCGGTCGGCGCAGATATTGCCTACGTCGGTGCTGTCCTTAAGCAGCTTGTATATCGCTTTGCCTGTTTCCATTAGAGTCTAAACTTGTCGAAGATCTGACGATACTTCATAATCATAAGGCGCTCCATGATTGGCGTCATGCGCTCCAACGCCGGTGCAATTTTGCCAAAGTTGGTACTACCCACCGAACGGTTGCGGCCACCAACGTGGCCACCCTCTACGATACCCGCAAACCACCCGTCATTGTTTTGTGAAACGCCGCCAGAGCGTGGACCGATAAATACATTGATGCGGCTACCGCGGCTATTACGCACCCCGATAGATCGTCTCAAAGTACCTGGTGTGATGTCTAGGTTAGGTCCAGCCTTACCACCGCGGGCACCGCTACGCCTAACCTCGAACACGCGCTTGCTACGCGGTATCTGTGGTTTGATGCGCTTGGCAGCTAGACGGCCTATATCCCGGTTGGCTTTACGAAGCTCGCGCGCCATCTCCTTTGGGAACTCACCAAGACGACCGACCTGCTTAATCAGTGCGTCCAACCCTTCGACCTTCATGTTATCGGCCATCGGTTCCCTTCTCTTTGCAGAAGATGCGCAAGCCATCGCGGCGGCCTATCTCCTCGAATCCCAGTATCTCGTACTCGCGTGACTCAAACAGGATGACGTGGTCTTGGCTGATGCTCAACCCGGCCACGTCGTCGGTGGGGTTGGGGTGGCGTACCACAAACGTTACCGAGCGCTCAGGGAATATCTGGTATGCCTTCATACTCTCGCCCGCGCTACCGGCGTAGATCACCTCGGCCCACATGTTAGTGTCGGTCGTAGTGCTCACCGTAGGCTGGCCGTAGTCGTCCTGGCCATACGTCTCAGCGCGGTGCGTGATATACCTATCTCTGCGGCCCGCGTTCTTCATGGCTGGTAAATGATTCTAAATGGATTCAACAGCGCTTCCAATCCAAACTTGAGGCGGGTGCTAATGGTACCGGTAATCTCCTCTTGCCGGTTCTCGTACATATGCGCAACCAGCAACCTGATGGCCTGAAGGACGGGCGCCGGCATCGTCGTATACCCAGCAGTGAACGTAACCACAACCGGCGTGAGTGCGTAGTCGTAGGTCGTCGGGTAGTCCCTAAACGCGATGCGCGCCGGCTGAGTAATCTCGTCGGTGTACCACAACGTTGTGCCCAGCGTCGTGAGGTCGGTGGTATAGTCCTTGTCTGCTGTCGTCTGGTACTTCACCTCGGTGATCGCGGTCACCGGTCCAATCGGGAAGTACGCTACCCGCCAGTCAGGCAAGTACCCGCGGGCCGTATAGCTGCCCAACTTAATGTTGCAGTGCTCTTCGACCCAGCTGATGGCAGCCGAACGAAGCGCACTAATCAAAGTATCCTCCTGCGTGT